GGCGTGCTACGTTACCCGAGAACGCCTGCATATAAGACGGCGCAAACGCACCTATCCCGCCACCGATAAGCGCACCAATGCCACCAGCGCGTGAACCAAGCGCTGCGCCAGCCCTAGCGCCAGCTACAGAAGACAGAATGTTGGGCGCTTGTTCAGCTAAAGCGTAAGGGATTTGCCCAGCAACTTCACCCGCAGCAGGTAGAATTCCTCTACCCAACGCTTCTTTAACTTTATCAAGACTTACTTGATCCGCGTAAGGAGAAGCTTCTTGACGTTTGAGCGCGGCAGCGGCAGCTTCATTTGCATTACCAAACAAAGACTGCGCGGTAGTCTGAAATGAACTAGTTAGGCCTTCAATACCCTTGCCGAAAGCCGCCCCGATGCCAGTTTTCTTTTCCGGTGCAAATTGAGGAAATGCCTTATAAATTTTTTGTTTAGCTTCTTCTCGACTTATATTGTCTGGAACTTCAACAACAGTTCCATTTGGAAGTTCAACATCATAAGACATATATTACCCTTTACAAATCACCAAGCTTAATTCTATTGGGGCCAGTAGTACTTGTAGGCGTATCTATACCCAGTACTTTAGCCGCTTCTGCAACCGCTATTTTTCTAGCGGCTTCAAGTTTTGCTTTATCTTTACCATACATTAAAGTATTCTTTTCATCCCAAGATTTCATGAAATCTATAAGTTTGGCTCGTGATCTTTGATCTTGGTTTCCAGCCGCCGATACTTTTTCTGGGTGGTATACAGCAAAAACGGTTTCATAAGCGGCAAGCTCGTCAATCTTCGGGTCTTTAGCCCTAAGTTTAGCCACAGCGTTCTTTATTTCGGTCTGCGCAAAATCAGGTAAAGCCTTCAGCGCAACTGCGTGGCGCTGCTTCATCCCTTCAATTTGTACCTGAGTGGCGCGTTCCAACTTTGCCGTTTCAAGTTTTGCTTTGGCATCCATTTCATGACCACCAAGCTGCATCGCTGCCACCAGCCTCTGAGTCCTGATCTTAGCTGCTTCTTGTGTAATAGTGGCAAGAGATTTATAGCCCTCCGCTTCTTTCTCAGCGTTCCCAGTGGCTCTAGCCGCTTGAATGTCACGCAACGTGCTTTCTTTCTCTTTGTCCGCTAAGGTTTCAGCAATGTCAAGACGCCTACGTTGCTTCTCACGCTCGTTGTGCGCGGCTACAGAAGCACCTTCGTTGCGCCCCATCATACCTTGGAACAACGCAGCTAATCCACGCCCACCAGCGCCAGCTTCATCTTGCGCACTAAGCCTAGCCCGCGCTTGCTGGGCATCCAACAACGCATGAAGTGCAGTTTGCCCCGGTTCCGGTTGCGCCCTGCGGAGCATATTAGCTCTTTCAAACGCTTCTCTAGACTTAACTAAATCAGGATTAGCTTCTTGTCCTACCAAAGCTTCCATCGCCTTATACTGCTCAGCAGCAGTGGGCACAGAGGAAACTTCAGGCGCAGTTGGTCTAGGAGCGCCGACTTCCCCCGTTGGACGGGGAGCCACTACAGGTTTTGGCGGAGCAGGCGGAGTTGGTTTAGGAGCGCCAACTTCCCTTGCCGGACCGTGAGGACCTACTACAGGTGGCGGCGCACCTTGTTCCTTTATATTAAGGCTATTTGAATATTCGTTTGTTAGGAAATCTTTATTTTTTTCTGCGGACGGGCTTTTATTTAAAATCTCAAGGTCTTTATCAGAAGTACCAAAAAGTTCTCCACCTAACATACTTAAAGGACCAAGCGCTCTAGCAGCCCCCTTACCTAAAAGTTTAAGTATTCCAGGAGGTTCTGCTGTTAACGCTGCGGGCCTTGCTTTTGAAAGCGCTTCTATAGCCGCAGCCTTAGCCGCTAAACGTTCAGCCATAGCCGCTTTGCGTGCTTCCGGCGTCATTTTGCTAAGCTCATCCGCGTCAAATCCAGGGGCAGTAGCCGCAGGAGTAGCCGCAGGGGTAGCCGCAGGGGTAGCGGCTTGCGCAGCGGCAGCAAGAATAGCTTCTGGGGTAAGCCCTGCTGGAGGAACAACAGCCCCTGCATTAAACCCCAACACGCCGCCTTCTTTAAACCCACGCATGTTGTCAGCGGCTAGTCCAGCAATTCCACCACTAGCCATCATTGCGGGCTGTTGTTGAGCTTGCTGCTGTTGCTGGGCCATCTGCTGTTGCTGGGCCATCTGCATCATGGCTTGCTGGGCTTGTTGTTGCTGCTGACCTTGGATGGCTGCGCCCAACCCCACGTTTTGAGCGACGTTTGCAACATCACCTTCAGGCTCTTGACCTAAAGGGGGCGGCATCATGGATGGTTGCTGCGGTGGCTGTTGCGGTTGTTGTGCGGCTTGGGCCATTTGCATGGCTAGCGTTGGACCCGCTGGGCCTTGGGTGGAGACTTGCCCCTCCTTTAGCTGACGCAGACCTTCTTGCACAAGCATCAGCCCCTTAAGGCCGGGGGAGATAATACCTTTGTTGGGCTGTTGCATGTTGTTACCTTAAAGTCCCATCTTATTGATAACGTCGTACACGCTTTGCATCTGCGACCCGACCTGCCCAGCTTGTTGCATACCCGTAGTAGCAGTGCTGCTATTGACCGTAGAAACCGGCAGACCCGAGTAAAGCCTCTGCGTAGCAAGAATACCAGCCATCGGATAGTTACGCTCTTCTTCAAACTGAGCTTTGTCTGCCGCAATGCCTTCAGACTCAATGCCGCGCTGCGCAGTACCCATGCCCAACTGATTGCTCAAAGCCTGCAAACCGTACTGGTTGGTTTGGTTCTGCGCAGTCTGCTGCTGGCCTACCTCAGTGTTGAACTGATTCTGCGCATTGTTGTACGCGGTATTGTAGCCTTGTCCAGTGATGTTGGCTAAGTTAGTTCCAAGACTGCGTTGAGTCTCAGTGTTCATAAGCGCACCGCGACTGCCGCCAAACGCACCGGCCTTAACTGCTTGGGCATTGTTGCCCATTTGGGTAATTTGAGACTGTCGGCGAGCTTCCGCAAGCTGTGGGTCAAGAGACGCTTGCAAGTACGGGTTCATGTACTGCTTTGCCGCAGCGGCGTCAAATGTGCCCGGTGTGTATGCACCCATGCTAGCCGTAGGAACCTTGATATCACCAGCCGTATTAAATGCTTGCTTTTGCAACGGGGAGTACCCAGCAGATAACGGACCCTGATAGGCTTGGTACGGTTGCTGAGCAATCGCAGTGCCCTTGGTGATGTAGTCGGCGATGCCTGGGCCAGCCCATGAAGACAGGTTAGATTCCTGCGCAGTCGGAAGAGGCGGCAGTGCAGTACCACCTTCAACAAAAGCAACAGCGCCGCCATCAGCGTAAGCGGGCAACGCGGCTAACCCACCCGGCATAAACTTCTCGGGTTTGATCTGCTTACCTTGCTTGGGGTTACCAGTACGCGCCTGCCGCACACGGTCCATCATCCTATACAGCACGTTAGCACCAGCATCTGAGTTGCCGTTACCCAAGTGCGAGACAACATCAGCGGGAATAACAAACTCACCATGACTTAGCTTGGCTGCTTGCTTACCGTCGATGTCGGTGTTGAGCTTGTCGGCCATGCCGTCAGTGTGCCCTTTGAGATACCGCCCGCCATGCGCTAGGCCAGCAACACCACCAGCAGCCATACCACCGCCACCGTCAAAACCACTGCCGGGGATAATTTCGGGTTCGGGAGCAGGGGCGGGAGCAGGGGCGGGAGCAGGGGCAGGAGCAGGGGCAGGAGCAGCAGCTTCAGGAATGACAGGAGCTACTGGGTTTAACGTAGTCGGTGCGCCACCTTTAAGGCTGTACGTTGTGTCCGTAAAGTGCTTTCTACCCATTACCGGGTCACCACTGTAAGGTTTGTACTCAGGCTGCGGTATCTGTGCGCGGGTGGCAGTGAGCCCTTCAGGGTTGATTTGACCGCGCCAACCCGGTGGGGTTGAGGGCTTGTTGCCCCCCATCATGCCGTAAAGGCCGGTAGCTAGACTGGCAATCCCCGCAGGGGTTGCAGCTTTGCCAAGAATGCTCTTAGCAAACCCCGTCCAGTCCGTAGAGCCAGCAACTCCAACTCCAGTCCCTACCCCAAGACCCCCTGAAGATACAACCGTACCGTCTGGGTTGGTATATGTAATGACACCTTGGTCTTGTTCGTAGACGCCATCGTCATACCATTCATAACTACCACCCTCGTCGGGACCACCACCAACCCACCCTTGTACTAACGCCATGATTAACTCCTATATCCAAGTTCGCGAAGAAGGTCCATCATTTGGTCTTCCTCAGTTGGTTTGTTGCGCTTACCGCGCTGTTCCTTATGATACTCCTTAAGCGATGGTGAGAACAGCGCTTCAAGATCGAAATCCGACAGTTTCATAAGCTCTTGTGACAGTGCGCCCGCTGGTGATGACGGACTTGGAGCAGCAGTAGGCCTAGGCGGCGTCGGCGGTTTAGGTGGGGGAGTCGGCGGCTTAGGTGGTGGAGGTGGTGGAGGTGGCGGTGGCGGTGGCGGTGGCGGTGGCTCAACAACTACAGGCGGTTCCACAACTACAGGCGGTTCCACAACTACAGGCGGTTCCACAACTACAGGCGGTTCCACAACTACAGGCGGTTCAACAACTACCGGTGGCGGTGGCGGCTCAACAACTACCGGTGGTTCCACAACTACAGGAGGCCGCACAACTACAGGTGGTTCTACAACCGTTGTTACTTTAGGGTCTGTAACTACATCTGGGGTAACCGTTGGGTCAACAACCGTAGTAACCGTTGGGTCTGTGACTATGCCTGGGGTAACCGTAGAGTCAACAACCGGCGTTACAGTTGAGTCTGTAACTATGCCTGGGGTAACCGTAGAGTCAACAACCACTGTAACACCTGTAGCTGTGTTTGTAACAGTCGTTACGTTTGCCGTTACATCAGTAGCAGTTACTGTTTGCGCGTTGGGGTCAGTAGTTACTATCGTATTCGCATTATTGTTAATAACCGTTGTAACACCTGTGGCGGTATTTGAATTAACCGTGGCCCCATTACTGTCAGTTGTGGTTACAACATTCGGATCAGTAGCAACAACAGCGTTTGTAGCCGTATTACCATTTGTAGCTGTGTTGATAACCGTAGATGAATTAACTGCGGTGTTTACGGCTGCGCCAGTGTTTACGGCTGCGCCAGTGTTTACGGCTGCGCCAGTGTCTACGGTTGCACCAGTGTTTACGGCTGTACCAGTGTTTACGGCTGTACCAGTAGTTACACCTGGGGTTGTGTCAGTAGCTGTGGCTGTACCAGTAGTTACACCTGGGGTTGTGTCAGTAGCTGTGGCTGTACCAGTGTCTACGGCTGTACCAGTGGTTACGCCTGGGGTTGTAGTTGCGCCAGTGTTCCCTGTCAATGCTTGTATGTCTGCAAGTGTTACAGCTTGCCCGTTAGCATCAGTAGCTACAACCGTATTAGCGCCCGTGTTTGTGGCAGCAGTGGTAACCGCGCCTGGGCCAGCAGTAGTAACCGCGCCCGTGTTCCCCGTCAATGCCTGAAGGTCTGAAATCGTCACGGCTTGCCCATTGGCATCGGTCCCTATGACCGCGCTAGAATCTCCGGCCTTTGTTGTTACGTCCCCCGTGCCGGTAAGCGTTGCCAACTCAGCAGCGACATCGCCTGTTTGCCCCCCAGCAAGCCCAAGGTCAACGTACTGCTGAATGATATTTGCGGCATCAGGTGCGTTCTCAGTTACCGTAGCAGCGCCAGTACCAACGCCTAAATCACCAGCGCTTAAGGTTTCCCCACCCTGCCCTGTAAGGACTGTCTGCGTAGCGGGAGTACCCGCAGTTGTTGTAGCTGGGGCGGCGGTAGCGGCTGGGGCACCTGTAAGAAGGTCTGTAGTTGCGCCTGAAGGGGCAGTGTAAGAAGAAGAGGAAGGATCGGCCGAAGCGGCTACAAGTGTGCCTGTCGTACCCCCACCAACCATTGCGCCCACTATGCCATTGTTCAGGTCAAGTTTGGTCTTAGTGAGGATATCCTTCCACCCCGCGCCGGAGTCTTGTGTGATTACAGCCGAACTACCAGCGCCAAAACCACCGTCAAAAAATTCGGTTACTATTTCTTTGCCTATAGTTGAACCGGCCTTTTCGGAAACAACCTTCCCAATAGAAGCTTCTGAAGACTTCAGCAAATTTTTATACAGCGATACATCCCCTACAGCAGACGTAACTAAAGTAATCATTGCTGACGCCGCAGCGGCTTTATTTGCCCCCGCTTCAGCTACGTCATCTGAAAGACCTTGTTTTTTTAGGTCCGCGTAAACATCCCTATACGCACTAGCCCCAGATTCCCCAGCACCAAGAATAGCGTCGGTAGATACCGCTGCGCCCAGCCCCAACTTAGCGGCTATGGATTCCCCAAAAGCTGACGCCATCTTTGTCGTGTATTGCCCCGCCTTAAGCGCAAGCCCCATAGGAGCTACTTCTTGGGCCAATTCCTTCCCTACCCAGTCAGCAAATCCAAGGGGGTTTTTGACCGCCGCAGCCACACCCGCAAACGCTTTACCTAAAAATGTGGATTCGTTTTTAACAGCTTGAGTTATATTTTCCTGCTGCTCCAGCACCGTAGCGGGAGTAATTTCTTTACCATACGCCGAAACTGACGCACCAAATCTACTAACAGGATTTTTTGGGTCGGCCCCAAGCCAAGACGCCACAGTACCTATGTCCTGTAACTGCTCCCCAATACCCTTTACAACCGGAGCCGCTAATCCTCCGGCTAAAGTATTAACAAAATCTAAAGCCAACTCGCTTTGAGACTTAAGAACCTTATCCCCTCTTTGGTCTATCTTGTAGTCACTTTCAGGGCGCTCTATAGGATTCGCTACGTTATACGCAGCTTGCTCCTCGGGGGTCATATTAGCGTATTTTTTGCCAGTAGTAGCAAAAACATTTCCAACAGGTTCACCCCTTTCGGTATACCCCCATTGGATTGACGAAGGGTCAGTCCCTACTTTTGCAAGGCTAAAGTTACCTGCGTCTGTAGTACCCTTGAATGTTGTACCTTCAGTTGAGCCGTATTTAGACTGCCGCGCAAAACTTTCAGCCGTGGGCGCTTCACCTGTCACCCCTAGCTCTTGGCCGCTTGTAAGCCGTGCCCTTAACCCAGCTTCATCCCCTGCAAAGATGTGCGAAGCCGCAGCGTTCAAAGCTTTTTTATCAACCCAACCTAAGTCTTGTCCAGGGTACATCTCCGAAATAATCTTAAGAGCTTCGACCTGTTCATAAGTTGTAGGTTGTACGTTTGCTGCCCGAGCTATAACAGCTTGAGCGGCAGGGGAAGTGTCGGGGGCTTTTGCTAAACTCGCACTATAAGACGAACCAGCAGCGCCAGCGCCGGAGAGAATGCCCAGTGCGTCAGGGTTTGCTAACGCTGCTAGTTCCCCTGCGGTTTTGGGGATTGCTGTTCCAGGGGACACCGTGTATGAAGTACCCGGAGCGCCGATACCAGTGGCTGTGCCGTAGTCAGCACTGTCGCCTGTGGTTTTCTTTACTACCCTAGTGGGGTCAAATAGCGTTTCTATCCCTACTGGCCCCGCGCCTTCTAACGAAGAGGTGTTTAGTACTCTCCCGCCAGCAGTAGTGGCAGCGGCAATCTTAGCGGCAGCATCGCTGGTCAGGCCAGAGCTAAAGTCTTTGCCCGCGTTAAAGATTGCTGTGGGGTTCTTGCTTTCAATTGCCCGGACAAGGGTGGCGGCTTTACCTGCAAGAGCTAGATCAGGACTGTTGACGAACTGATTAGCGCCGTTGAGGATGTCTGCGTAGTTCTCGTTCTTGATACCGTTGAATATCTTTATCGCGGCGGTAGCCTCAGCGGGCTTAAAGCCCATGCCCTGAAGTGAACTACCAACGACACTGTTAAACCCACCAGACGCCCCACCAGCTAACGCTTCTTCCCAAATAGACTTGCCGCTGCCAATTGCACCTATTGCCCCCGAAGCGGCCCCTTTAAGTACGCCAGTTGCAGTGTCGTTAAGGAAAGCATTCCCTGTGCCCGTGATGTCCGTAGGCGCAAAATTAGCTAGTTGACTGCCTGCAAAAGATGTGGCCCCGCTTGTAAGGCCAGACTTAAGGGCATCCCCCAAGTCCCCGCCCATTGCCGCAGTCTTGCCCGCTGACACCAACGCCGCAGCAACGGCAGGGCTCAGGCCAAAGGTTGTAGCTAACTGACCGCCAAGACCGATTTGCCCCGGCCCCAACAACGCCGCAGAACCCGCTTGAATGAGTGCACCAAATATTTTATCCTGAACACCCGCACCAGCACCGCTAATAAAATAATTGTCAGGTAGCCCTAATGCGCTGGCGTATGACTGGCCCTCTTTCCAATCGTTGGGCACCCACATATCTGAGGTCGTAGTTCCCTCGGGACTCCACTGTTCTGTTGTGGTCCAATACCCTGAGTCTGGAGATAGCCCGAAAGGGGGTGGAGCGGGGGCCGCGTCAGAAGTCAGCGCCCGTGCGGCAGTAAGTGCGGCTATATCACTAGCAGTAGTGTCTAACGTCGGTCCAAAATTGCCTGAGTCAGCAGCATTGAATATTGAGTTTGTGTAAACGGGCGCAGCGCCGGAAGTCAGCGCAGCTAAGTCGTCAGTGGTTACTGGGTTGCCATCGATGTCAACGGCTGTGATAGTTGGCTGTGTGGCAGTAACTCTGTTTGGGTTAACCCTGCCCGTATCATTTACTGCGGTAGGCGTTGGATTAACTCTACCCGTATCATTTACTGCGGTAGGCGTTGGGACTTGGTAAATCTCAGGGGGTGGTTCAAGACGTTTTTCTTGGGGTGGTTCAAGACGTTTTTGCTGCGTAGGGCCAGTGGGTTGAGGCGGTGGAATTGACGGGGCCGCATAGCCGAGAACATCGGCTAGTGTGTAGTTGTTAGGGTTGTCATCTAACCCAATAAGCGACCGCGCCCGCGCAGTGGTGGTATCCGTGTTTCCTACTGCGTCGGCTAGTGTGTAGTTGCTGGAGTTATCGTCTAACCCAACAAGCGCCCGCAACATCTCGTCTTGCGTTGCCATTAAACAGCCTCCCCGCCGCTGGCTGTGATAGTCAACCCAGTTGAAGAAGCTTTGACCTGTAGGGTTTCCCCAGCATTCATAACTTGAATGCCCTTCCACTGAAGAACACTATTTGCAATTACCGAAAACCCGTAGTAGATAGCATTGGCGGTGCCCGCTGTACCACTTACAGGGACAAGATGAACGTCTACAGTCAGTGTGCCGCCCGTGGTGTTGCAGATGTCAAGCTGTTTGACATAGGTCTTGGACAGCGCAGGAGTCGTGTAAAGCGTAGCGATAGTGCCCGTGATGGCGGCTTGGCCTAGCTTTACAGCAGTGACAGTTTGAAAGTTAGCCATGCTAGTCCCAGGTGTTAAGCCAAATCATTGTCTGACTAGAGGAGACTTGCTCGTTGATGACCCGGTTCTGGTTGTCCAGAAGGTTGAAGTAAATCCGAGTAGCATTCCTAAACCGCTCTTCAGCCCCCCGGTCATAGTCCGATTCGGCTAGGGGTAAGTTAGGCGCAACGAATGCGGTAGGGATGCTCATCTTCGTCCATCAGGTCTGATATCAAGTCTGGGGGCACCAAGCTGCCACTGCACCCCTAGCGCGGTAGATTCTACTTTGATTGACATCTGCCGTCCACGAATCCGCGTGTAAACCTGACCTGTAAATTGCTCAACAGGGTAAGTCCCAGTCCTAGTAACCGCAGCGGAACTTTGGTCAGCTACAGACTGATTGCTGTTTGTAGAGGTGTTGTTGTTGTACCCGGAGCCCGAGTTGGTCAATGGCAAGAGATACATGGTTGCCGCAGGGTTTGCAGCAGAAGAACCCCGGAACGTGATGTCAGGCAGCATACGCCACACAAACGAGAAGTTGTGCCCGTCGTCCAAGTCAAACTCAGCGGATGTGATGTATGAGGTAATCGGCACTGAGACATTGGTTGAGAGGTCATCATTCCCAGTTTCTTGGAACATCAACTTCTTGTTTGTATCATCAGCGGCAATGGGTAAATGGCCTATAACACCAGCGTCTATCCACGCAGTACGCACCATTGTTCCAAAGTACCATATTTTTTCCATGTAGTTATAGACTACATAACGATCATTAGTAGTGCTGCCAGCGGAACAGTAGAACCACCATACTTCGTTAAACTTCTCTACAGTAGAACCAAATACTTGCTCATTCTGGTTATTGTTAAAACCTGGAACATCATCAAAGACATATTGCAACAAGTCACAAGTTAATGTGCCGGTGCGGCCTTCATACAGATAGAACTTGTCCAACCCCATCCAGTAGGTAACACCAGCAGCAGTTGCCCATGCCCGGTCACTCAGGATAGAGATGTTGTCGGTAAGAAGGGTAGAACTCCAGACAATAGGCGCACCAACGTACTGCAATGAGTACAGGGCTGTATCCGTCCAAACAAGAATTTCCTGCCGGGTCTGAGCAACGGCAACGATGGATGAGCCGTGAGAAAGCCGGAGACTGCCCGCTTGGTTGGTTGGTACGGGTGTCCAGTTGGCTGCGTCTTCTTGATCAGACCAGCGGATGAGCATTGGGTCTAGTTCAGTGTCACCGTAGTCGTTAGTGCCAAACGCAAACACAAATCTGGATGCGTCGGAGACAAGAAGTAGGTTTTGGAATAGCGGGGTATCAGATGCCCCAGCTAACGAAGACAGAGCAACCCCACGGGAAGTCAGCGGGGAACCGTTGGTGCTCCAGTAGTACAGCAGGCCACCTTTAGGACCAAAGATTAAATCCTGCCCAAAGTTCTGCGCATTCCATATGCGTATAGCGCTAGTGGATGTTGAGCCTGTACCCCATCCACCAGAGCCCCAGAAGCCCGCGCCCCACCCGTAGAGCGGGATGCTAGTCGCATAACCTACAGGGATTTCATACGCACCAACAGTTGCACCGCCGCCATTTCCACTATCAGAAGCATTTGCCGTTGCCGTGGCTGTAATGGTGTAAGTGTTTGCGGTGGGTGTAGTAACGATCTGGTAGTTCTGGTTTAGGACGGCGGCAGTGATGTTGCCACCAAGACTTACAGCACCAGAGAAAGTTACGAAATCACCAATGTTAGACCCAAACGCAGTGTCAGTAACCGTTATAGTTGCCGACCCGTTTGTTGCTGCAAACGTTACATCACCAGCAGCAGTCGTTGCCCGGATAGGGGTGATGTCGTTGTACACCAACCCTGACTCAATGTAGTACTTGAGGTTTGTACCGACACCAAGGTAGGGGAAAGCAGTATTAGTCGTCCAAGGCCACAAAGACCGAGCAACGCCAAGGTATGTAGCGCTAGGCGTTACAGGTGCCCAGCCACCAATCTTCTCAGGAGTGCCTTGACGGAAACGAATCTTGTCACAGTCATACCAGCCGCCTTCATTGGTGTAGCGGGTATTTTCTCTATTTACGCCACTTTTCAGTTTTATGGTCTTCAACGGCATGGGGTGTCCTTAGAACGTACCGCCAGCAGGGGCCGACAAAGCATTGACCACATTTGTTGCATCACAATACAGGACAACGCTACGTCCGTTAGGGACAAGAATGCCTGTACCCGCAGAAGTCTTTAGGGTTACAGAAAACCCACCAGTGGTAGAGTTTGTGATGAAGTACAGCTTAGAAGCCGTTGGACAGACTACGTTTCTGTCAGCGGTTAGAGTCCCCGTGATGTTAAGAAACATCTTCCGGGCTTCATCTGCCGTTCCGTTTACAGACGTAAGGGTGTAATTGGCCGTATTGTCGTGGGCAACAGACGCTGTACCAGCAACAGAAGAGTCTATTAAAGACGTAATGCCGTTGTTAACTACCGTACCCCAGTTGGTGTCACCATCCGCAGGAAGAGTAAGTTTAAGGCTTGTGGTATAGCTTGCTGGCATTTCTGTTCCTAAGCGGCAATACTTTGCCAGTTTGGTGTTTGGGCGTTAGTGATAGCCCCCCAGTTGGGGTTCTGCGTATTTGGGATTAGCCCCCAGACCAAGACTTGTCCAATCCGACCAAACCCTGTGACACTTGTGGGGAAGGCGGTTGCACCAGCAGCTATTACGACAGTTCCAATAGACCCAGTGACTTGTACCCCGGTGACTATGGCAACTACGCCTGAAGCAACAAACACAGACCCGATGCTTCCGGTTGCCGCTACACCAGTAACAATTACTAGGCTACCTCCAGATACAGTAACAGTTCCAATGCTTCCAATGACTTCTACGCCCGTAACAATTACGGTAACAGATATTTGTACCTGAAAACCGTCTGTCTGGAACGCACCTACTTGGAAAGCATTAGCCATGTTTTAGGCTCGCATAAGCACTAGTGGCAAGGCTACAAGGATACCACCAAAGCACGTTGCGGCAGCGTCTAAGAACTCCACGCCATGAGGTCCATTCGTGAGCTTGCCCGTTGTGCGCCAGTTGATAACCGCGTCACTGATCTCCTTGGCAACAGCAAACGCAGCAACTACCCCTGAAGCAATGGCAAGGCTGTGAGAAGCAAAGAAGGCGACGTTGAAGATCACGGCTCCATACAGCGCATGGTTCGCCTTGTCTGGGGGCAGTTGGGGTAGGTTCATCGGGCGTTTGCGTACTTCAGCGGATTTTCGGCGAAGGCTGCGTAGATATATGTTGTGCTGGAAGTATTGTAATTATCCGATAACGTTGTATTACCCCGTATCTTAACTCCATTGGAGTTTAGATCACCAAAAATATATGCCGTATATTCTGTATCGAATAAATTTGCGTATAGCTGGTTCATTGCTACGTTTGCGGGGTTTCTTGAAGAGTCAACTATTACCCAATTGTTTGCGGCAGTAGTAGCCTTAATTAAGATAAAACGCGGCCTAAACCCAGTGTAGATAAACGGACCATCTGTGCTGCCGTTGCCCGTGTAGCTACCGAATGCGCTATAGCCAGGAACTGCGGCCCAGCAATACGCTACATAAGTCCATCCAGATTGAGATGGAGTAGCCCCAATGCTAAAAACTGATGCTGTTGGGCTTGTATTATTCCAATATCCTGAGTTAGCAGTTGCTATGGTAGCAAGGTTTGGGAATACAGCACTTGTATTGCCAATAGACGTATGGTACGCATACCAATTATCCGCATTGCTCCTTGATTTTATAATTACAAACGCTGGAGCAACACCCAACCCATGCCCAACAGTGCCCGTGGCCCCTGTGCCCGTGTACGTCACAACAGAAAACCCCGCAGTGGTGTTTGCACTTACCGTTGATGTGATAGTCCCCGTAGTGTTGTTGCCAGCACTGACTGTGCCGCCGGCTTTCCAGTTCCAACCGACGTAAGTGTCGGCATTTGTGTTAGAAACTACACTTGTGCCAACAGAAAAACCTGTTGAAGTAAAAGCACTTAGAGAATTTGCGTCTGTTACTTCTGTTGCCGTTGAATTTGAAACCACATACTTACTAACGCCGCGTATAACGTCAAAAAGAACATTACCGTAACCTGTTGTTCTATCTTTAACCCACACAAAGTCAGGCTGGAATGACACCGAGTTAACCGCGTTGCTGATGCTCTGCGTTGACCCATTCCCCGTATACAGCGTAGCAGCCATCGCCACCCGGCCATCTGGTACTGCAAATGTAGTTGCCATGATTAGATGTTGTAGGTGTTGAGGGGGAGGAAACCGCTGGGCGGGGTGTAGGCGAAGGGTTGCTGGCCGAAGTTCATATTCACCGCCGCTGTACCGCCAGGACCGCCCGCTTCTATCATCAGGAACAACCCTGCCATAGAAGTAGTAAACGTTGGGTTTGCGCCTGTTGTTGGATTACCTGTAGTAGCCCCAGTACTGCTATACCAGACGTTGTTTTTGCCAAGCCACATTTTTGTGTTGGTAACGTCTACAGCAATTTGCACAACGTCACTTGCGGCAAACGCACCTCCGGCAAAAGTAGCTAGCAAGGATGTACCGGCGTATATGTATGCGTTTGTGTTACCGCCAGAATAAAAGTTAAAGGAGTTGGCCGAAGTTCCTGCCATGTTTGTTGTTAGTGAAACTGTGGAAGCGGCTAGACCAAACCCTATCCAAGCATTGGCGCTATTAGCAACAACATTGATTGCTTCTATGTAAAACGCACCAGTAGCAGGTATAGCTATTGAACCACGAACCCCCAAATGCGATGTTGCGGGGTTAGTCCAAGTCAAGTTTCCATTAGTAGACAACGCAGGGTTGGCTGAATCCAACGGATTCAACACAGCATAGTTCGCCACCGTCTCCGAGGTCAGTGTCGGCACATCAGTCAGTGAGTCGTATGTAGACCCGGCAGTGAGGCTGATGTTGTTGGGTGTCCAGTTGTTACCGTTGCCTGAAGCGTCGTTAAATACACTTGTTAAAAATCCAGACGCTGTAAATGTGTGTATGGTATTGCCACCACTACTAGTAACAGTTCCACCATAGAATTTCTGTGCGCCAGCGTAGGAGATAATAACTACGCCTGAACCGCCATTAGTATTAGTGCCGGAACCGCCACCTCTATTTGCTGTTGCCCCGCCACCAAGACCATTGGTCCCAGGAACTGCAAATGCGCCACCACCACCGCCGCCAGCATAGTATGTTGATGTGCCTGAAATGGATGAAGCCAAACCATCTGCGCCGTTTCCACCTACAGACGCAGTTGTTGTTGATCCTCCAACACCCGAAGCCCCGCCACCGCCGCCTGAGTTATATGTTGTAGAGCCTCCATTATTACCTGTTCCGCCTGCAAATCCTTGCCCTGATACTCCGGTGCCGGCACCGCCGGGTACATAAGCACCGCCGCCGCCAGACCCGCCATTTGCGCCGGTATCAAAATCATTGCCGCCGCCTGCGCCGCCGCCCGTTGCAGTAATAGATGAAAAAACAGAGTTGCCGCCGTTTGTTCCTCTATTTGCCCCGCCAGCAAAAACGCCCCCCGCGCCAACAGTTACTGTATAAGGTGTACTTGGGCTAATAGATAAGGTGCCGGTTAAATACCCGCCCCCGCCGCCACCCGCTTGACCGCCTGAGCCGCCACCGGCAACTACTAAATAGTTTACAGACACGGAGGAAGTGTCAGTGCCTGTACTGAACGGCAAATAGAACCCATTCGTCCCGTATGTCCCGGCGTATCGGATGGGAAGCCATTGGTTGTATGTGCTGTATGCACCGAAGGCTGTGGGGGCTAGGGCTTGACCGTCTACGAAGTTGATTTCGGCCATTTCGCCGTCGTAATAACTGCCGGCTGACAAAAACTGCCCTATTTGATGCGCAACGGTGGAGTTAACCTGAGTTGTTGCGCTAGATGCTGGGTTAGTTGAATACAAAAAAGACGTAACTTGTTCACCATTCACATACAGCAGCATTCTATTGCCCGCCGTGCCATTAGTTGTATCCCAAACGGCTACAATATGATACCAAGCGGCGGGGTCACGATAAAGCGCATTTGTGTATTTACGCCCCACAACAGTAGGACCTGAGTTAAGACAATCAAATATTAGCTGATTAGACGAAAAAGCAAGCGTTGCATACGGCAAAGAAGAAACACCCGCTGAAAACAACGTTCCATCGGCCAATGCCCCACGTTTAACCCAGGCACTCCACGTCCAAGTGGTCTGACTGGTAGCGGTAGCAGGAGTCCTGTTCAAATACGCACTTGCACTAGACCGGAAGCGCAGGGATTTGTTCAGGAAGTACCCCGACACCGCCCGTGTCAGGAAAGCATTGATTGCTGCAAACATTATGCGAACGCCTGGGCTGCGTTACCGTACCAGACCGATGCGATACAGACAAAGCTGATGATGTCTACGCCCGTTGACGCTGTGGTGGTGATCGTCGGTACAGTGCCCCCAGGCCACTTGACGCCTGTAAATGTGGCAGTCCTGCTACCCGTTGCGTCCTGAATCAACCGGACAATGAAGCTCGTGCCGTTTGTGGTGGCAGGCATGGTGAAGGTGCAGTTACCAGTCAGCGTGTAGCTTAGGACCGTCCCAGAAGCTAGGGCAATCGTCTGCGTTGTGCTTGAGTTAACAATGGCCGGGGCAGTTTCAAGGTACGCTGTGATCGTGGGGTTGGTCAGCGTCGGAGTTGTCAGCGTCGGTGAGGTTGAGAAAACCAAGTTTGTGCTGGTCGTCCCAGTTGCACCGCTAGATGTGTAGCCCGTGATGTTGTTGAACGATGTGATGCTGGCCGTAACGGCGTTGGTGCCCCCGTTGGCGACCGCCAGGGTTCCTGCCAGGGTAACTGCACCAGACGTAGCGGTTGACGGTGTAAACCCAGTGGTGCCTGCCGAGAAGGTAGACACGTTGGTCGTTGCACCGTTGCTTGCCAACAGCTTGACCGTCCCTGCGCTGTTCTTGAAGTACAGCTTCTCATCAAGGGTGTTGATTGCCAACTCACCGGCAACAAGGTTTCCCGCTGAAGGAATTGCCGCCGCTGTGGTCGTGTAGTACAACGAAATGGGGGTAAAGCCTGTTGCTGCCATCGTAGTTCCTTAGAATGTGCCGCCTGAAATGCCGCCAATTGCAGTCAGTTTCTTGGCTATGTAAACGCCACCGGCTACCGTCATAGCCCCAGTTGTGCTTGATTGTTCTAACGTACCGGGCACTGCAAACACTGAAGTTGCTCCTGTGCCACCTATGGTAAGAGAAGTAGTTGCCCCGGCAAAAGCTGTAAATGTTGCCCCGGAGTCTATGCTCGTTGTAAATGTTGGCGACGTTGAGAACACCAAATTGGTACTTGTGGTGCCCGTGGCCCCGGCAGCGGTGTAGCCTGTAATGTTGTTGAATGAGGTAATGCTGGCAGTGGAAGCTCCTGTGCCGCCGTTAGCTACGTCAACAGTCCCTGTAAGGGCATGGTCTGCATTCCAATCAAGCGGCCGAACTACCGTCAAATCCGTGCCATTAGCAATCCCACTAACAAACGAATGTTTTACCGTTGCGGCCATGACTAACCTTAAGCGATACGGATCAGCGCAGTGGAAGCAGCGGCAACCGGCATCTGGACAGTGAATGTACCAGCGGTAGAAACTTTATCTGCACCAAAGTCTAGAACTGCAATTGCTGCGTTGGATCGGGTGCTGTCATAGATCAGTGCGCCACGAGCCGTGATCGTAGCCGTAGTCCAACTAGAGTCACTGAAAGTAAGCCATGCAGTAGTACCGCCAGAACTAATGGCGTTGCCCGTCAGCGTGTTCCCGCCTGCCGTGTATCCTGTACCAACAACCTCATTAGTTGCTGAGTAGGCCGTGGTCGTTGCATCCAGCGTAGCTGAGTTGGTGTACAGAGCAATCTTCATCGTGTCGGTCAACGGAACATAAGTTCCCGTCAGAAAGCCGACCTTGGCTGAAGTGCAGAAAGCGTTGCCAGTAAAAGCCATGATAGTTCCTTAGATAACTTGAGTGCGGACTTGCCCGCTACGATACGCATCCTGACGTAACTTACCGTCACCCAGGTTCTTGAGAAGAGTAAGCGACTGCTTATAAGCGTCAGCGTACAGTGCAACCATATCAGGTTCACCCTTCATAAACCGGATAGCTTCAACCATCACCGCATTAAACAACGCAGAGTCAAAGTTGTCACCAAGCCAAGAAGTGCCCGCTGTCACAATGGAGACAGGGTAGTAGAAGTAGTGAAGCTCTGCCGTCAGGCCAGCACTAGGTGTCGGCCCAAGGATAAAAGTAAGTTCTGTAAGGGTTGCGCTATCCGGCCCAAACACAGCGTAGTACTTAGGTGTACCCGTCTCTGTGGGGATTGGGTACGCTTCCCGGATGAAGTTGACATCCTTGTTGAGAAGGTATGTGTACGCGCCCGTAGCATCAACTACAGCAAGACTGAAGACCGACAGGAAGTCTGTAGGGGCAGCAAGATACTGAAAGCTAGCCGTTAACAC